AACCTGTCTTGGCAAAAGCTGTATACCATTCCACACATTACCAGACAGTTGCCCAGAGAAGTATTGGGGTCTCCAGACATTCTGCCGCCTTGGGTTGTGTATTGGTACATTACCCCCTCCACAATGGTTTTCATCTTATTGACTAGTTGGCCCCTAAGGAGGTATTTTAGGTAGGGGTCATTAGGAAAGAACTTGGTGTAAAACAAATGTTCCCACAGAAGAGCAACGATGGACATGTGTTGATCAAATCTGGATGCATCCAATCCGAATGCGACAGGCTTACTGAACTTACCAAATTTGGAGTGTAGGGCCTCTCCTTGTTCAATGGGGTTCATGCTTTTAAAAACGGTTGGGCTATCGAATAGTGAGTCGATGCACTCGAACATTTTCTTCTCGCAGGCTGCTGTGTACCTGCCCAACTCCAGTCGATACTCCGGTGACCTTGGTCCAATCAGCCGGGGTACGGGATCTTTAACTTTACCGGTATGGTCTATCGTGTCGACGTCAAATTTTGTCTTTTCTACTTTGAGGAATGGTGTTACCCTAAAGTCTCTTTTGACTATGCGACGCGCTTTCATGGTTTCAGCTGCTTTTTCATAGATAGTCCGCTTGCGGCCGCTGTAGCGGCCTACGAACTCAGGTGTAGTGTACTTCCTGATCGGTCGGATAATCTTGAACATTGCAGTTTTGAAACAATTTAGCGCTCGGTTAAAGTGGTTAGATTCCGGGAGCGGTGGTGGTGCGAAGTTCCCATCACAGGGAACATTGAATTGTCGCTCCATCACCGCTCTCTCGAAAGCAGTTGTGGTGGTTTGGTAAACGTTGAAGTTTAAGTAGGGTGAGAGACCTTCGAAAACTGTGATTTTCTTACGTTTACTGGGACGCCCTCGGACTTTATGGGCTGTGAAATTCTCGGGGAAGAGGGGATTTCCATTGCTATCAACATTGGTCGTTTTGATAGCATTCCGAGACAGCCTTGTCCTAGGGCCTCCTCAGCCGGGAGAAGGGCGCGGAGCGCCCTTTTTCCGGCCAAACCAGTTCCACACCGACCAAGTAGTTCTACCGTAGTAAAACGTGTTCAATTGGTCGTGTCTTTGGATGGCGAAAGATGAAGACTCTATTTGGCTTGTGAGTATATCATCTTCACTTGGGGTAAAGAACATGGCTATGGCTACTGACACTATTTGGATCGAATGTCTGCTAGTGATTTTGTGATCATCACAAATATCGCACATGATTCTTCTGGCCGTCTCTCTCGTGGCATCGGTGTGTTTTGAGTTGGGGACCTTCATTTTGGTCATCTCTACCAAACTCTGAGCTATGGCCCACTTTCTCCTGTTGGGTACTCGGAAAAAGGATTTGTCTATAGGCTCTGCCACTTCATCATCAATTAGGGGCCTGCCCGGGTCCCCTGGTCTAAGTTCCTTGAAAAATTCTCCTTGCTCAGCAAGGTGGTGATCCCTTGCTATGCTGTGGGAAACAGCCCTGGTTCGGGTTTCAAAGAGTCTCAAGTTGATTGCATCTGATAAACTGTCGCTGGGAGAGTCATCATGGAAAACAATTTGGGGCTGATGGGTCGACCTATACAAGTCAGATTGGGTGTCGATTATTCTGGTTGGCTCTAAGTTCATTATCGAATGGTCTGTCTTTGGAATGGACAATCGAGTAAAACTTTTGCCGAATTGGGTAGGACCGACTAGTTTCCAATCTGATAAGTCAGGCCTGGGGCTGAATGTACGCTCAGTTGCTGTGCTTTTAATTGGTTTGGGAATCCTTGTAGGGTTTGAATACAAGTACCTAACAAAATCAAGTGCAGACTCTTCTGAAACTGTGCGTGGCCTTGGGTACCTCGTTGGTGTCTCAGGCACCAACATTGGAACATAATAACCCGACTCCGTAACATACGGTTTGGGCGGTGGTTTGGGTACACTGGTATAGCCAGTGCAATCCTGTTTTTGGTTAAAAGTTGGTGTAAATGATTGCCGAGGTGGAGTTTCCATACAAATATTAAAG